CCACATCGTGGCGTTGTCTCGTGGAGGAGAACACGCACCATGGAACGTGTGCCCGAGTTGCGCTTCATGCAATCTCCAAAAAGGAACGCGCACCATATGGCCTGCCCGCCGGCATCCGTTCATGGAGCCGGCATGAGAGCGCGGGGACGGACGGACGCGAATCAGGCAAGGATCGTCGAGGCCCTGAGACGCCTCGGTGCGTCCGTCTCCGTCACGTCTGGCATAGGTAATGGCTTCCCTGATTTGCTCGTGGGTTACAGGGGACGGACGACACTGCTCGAGATCAAGGACGGGGAGAAGCCTCCGAGCGAGCGGAAGCTTACGGAGGCCGAAGCGTACTTCCTAGGGAACTGGAAGGGCGGGCCTGCTGTGGTTGTGGAGAACGAGCGGGAAGCGATCACGGCGGTGCTGAAGCCATGAAGTGCTGCGCGAGCAGGCGGGAAGTCTAAGGGGAGCCATGAGCAAGCTAACGATCAAGGAACTGCTGAATGACATCGAGAACGTGCAATCGGCCTACGAGCTGGCCGAGCGCGTGGAGAAGGTGCTCGCGCTGCATAAGCCACGACCCATCGAGGAACACGTAGACGCATATCTGATCTGCTGCACATGCGTCATTGACGAACTCGACCAGCCCGATGAATGGCCCTGTCCGACCATCCGTGCGTTGGAGGGGGAGCCATGAAGGAGGATCAACTGCCGTCTGCGTTGAGCGATCTTGCAGCGGCCGAGATGCAGCGTGAGGAGATTACGGGGCTTCAGCAGGAGAACGCCGCGCTCCGCGCCCAGGTCGAGGAGCTGACGCGGGAGCGGGACCGTATGATGGCGTTCCTTTTGCTGCTGGAACCAGACGATGCAGACCGTGAGGAGATTCTGGCTGATCCCAACTTCTGGGCGAGCGACTACCGAAATGCGATGGACCAACTTGCTGCCGTGATGGAGTATCTGGAGCGCGCTGAGGGGGCCGAGGCCAAGCTGGCGAAGGTGGTGGAGGCGCTGGAGGAGATTGTGAAGGGCGAGGGGCGCTTCAGCCGTGATCTGCTGGAGCACGCTTCAAACACCATCGAGGACATGAAAGCGCTTGCGGTCGCCGCTCTCACAGCCGCCCGAGGGGAGAAGGCCGATGAGTGAGCCGAAGACGCTGGATGATATCGCCGTTCGGGTCGTCGAGGAGCTTTTTGCGCTGGGCAAGAGCAAGAGGAAGCCGGATGGCTCGACCTTCCGAACCGTCCGCGTTGCTCTCACCGAAGCCTACGAGCGGGGGCGGGCCGAGGAGCGCGTTCTCCTCGCCGACCACGAATGATGCCGACGTGCAAGGCTGGGTGCAGTAGCTTCCGCTCGGGGGAGCGATCCTGAACCACATGAAGCGACGCCAGCCGAACGCTCCAGACTTCAGCCGCCAGTGCTTTCATGGTAGCCTCTCTGGCGCCTCCACAGGTGCCGCAGTCCCGTACTCCACGGACGACGATACTTTCGCCCCCTTCCGAGGCCTCATAGTCTGCGTGGACCGCGTAGGCTACATCCGACGCGCGCACAGCCATGATCGCGACGGCATCTGCGTGTTCTGTGACGCACGCCTCCAAAGGTCTTGACACGAATCCCCAATGATGGATAATTCAATCCGCCAATAGGTCGCACCGAGCCTACGAGCAGACGCTCCCGCTCGGCGTATTCGGAGGACGCCGAAGGAGCGCATGCCGACGAGCCCGGATCTCAGCGACCGCGTCTTCGCCAAGGCGGCCGCCTTCGTCATCGACATCCTTGAGGGCGGCGAGCGACCCGTAACCGATAGCGGAGGCCTCACCCGCTACGGCATCGCCCAGAAGTCTCACCCCGGCATAGACGTCGCCAAGATCACCCGCAGTGACGCCGAGTCCATCTATCGCCGCGACTACTGGACGGCGCTCAAGGCGGACCTGCTCCCGCCCGCCTTGGCGCTGCTGCTGTTTGCCGCTGCGGTCAACGCCGGCAACGTTCATGCGGTTCGGCTCCTGCAGCGCGCGGTAGGAGTGACTCAGGACGGCGTCATCGGCCAGGAGACGCTGCTCGCGGTTAGGCGCCATGCCTCTCCCCTTGAGCTGCGCGTGCGGTTCAATCTCTACTGGCTCAAGAGCTACGCGGAACTCGCGCGTGTCAAGCCGTTTTACCAGCAGTGGCTCGACGGCTGGACGCGACGTGTACTGCTCACGGCCGACGAGGCTGGTCGATGGGACTCATGACCCCCTTCTTCCCCGAAGGTGGCTCCCGTGGGGCGAGGGCGAGCGTCGGCTCCCCTCGACGTCTCGCCCTCGCCCCTGGCGTATTGAGGCTCATGCTAGGCCTCCTCGTCTGCCTGCCAGGCGGTCTGCTCATTCTGCTAGGCCTCGCCCTCTTGGCGCCGGGCGTGCTACTCGCGAACTCTGGGTTCACGCGGCTCACCGACCACTTCCTGCTGCGGGTCAAGCCAGCGCGGCCGTCTCAGCAGCGTTTTGATTCAGACCGGGATGCGCCGATGGCATGGACCGCGCCGTCGTCGAGGATGCTGCAGTGATGCGAGGATAGACATGATGGATTACCTCGGGCGTCTAATCCTCGGGCTCGGACTGGCCGGGATGCTTCCGTCCTGTGGCCACGGTGGGCAGCCGCCAGGACCGCCAAGTCCGACCCCGACCCCGTGGAAGTGCGAGATCCACGCGCCTTGGTGCGATCAGGTCGGCCAGACGTGCAGCACGCCTGACGCTCCCTGCGTTCACAATCCGACGTCCGACCCGAACCACTGCGAGTTCGCCCCGCCGTGCGCACCGACCCCGACCCCGCCACCGTCTGACGTCTTCCCGGTGCGTTTCCCGAAGCAGGATGTCGTCGCCTACGTCCGAAACTCCAAGTATGGAAACGGTCTGGACTCGACGCTGCGGATCATGGGCGACCCGGAACTCTGCGAGCAGCTACACCACGTCGCCGTGCCGAGCGGCGACTGTCACTTCGACTCCGATGTCTGGACCGGACCCTACGACGGCTCGTTGATGCGGGCGACCTATGAGGGCCTGGTCTATGCGGGGGCGCGCGACGGCCTGACGGTGCCGGACCATCCACTAGGGCCCGTCTGGCAGTACAAGAGCGGGACCGAGTTCGGGCGCTGCCATGACCAGCGGGAGGGCGTGCTCGTATCGTGCGACCACTTCGGAAGCGCCTTCGTAGACGGCCGCGACGATCCCCAGACCCCAGCTTTCGAGGGGCAGCCGCCGTGGCTCGTAGACCAGCATGACCAGTTCGGGCCGTTCTCGGGATTCTTCATGATCCCGCAGGTCACGCCCGGCGCCCCAGCCTACGTACGCGCCTGCGCCCCGCTCTCGGAACTCTCGGGACCTGGAGACGCCGCGCCGAAGGACTCGTGCGGACCCTGGCTACTCGTGGACTGGCGATGAGTTATACGCCCATATACCAGCCGCCGCCGCCCTCGGCGCTCACGCCACAGAGTCTCGCGCAGCAGATCGACGCAGCCGTAGCGAGCGTACCGGCCGATCGCCTAGGGACCTTCCTCGCCACGATCGACAGCTCGGGCTTCTCGACGGCGGTCATGGTGCGGATCGCCGGCAATGTCAAGGTGCTGGGGACGCTGAGAAAGCCGTACTCGGGTGAATGGGAGCCAACACTCGGTGTGCGCGTGGACTTCCTCACCAGCCAATCCACTATCCCGATCGAACCTATCCGCTGGGGAGACTACTACCGCGCGTTCCGCATGCCCCGCGAGGGTTTCACGCGCAACGGCATGTTGCGCGCAGCGATCAAGGCGACGGGCGTCCGCTGGCTCGCGGAGCAGCCGTACCTGGATGGCGTCAGGTGGTTCGCATGAGCACGCCTCCGCTCGTCTGCGTCGAGTGTCAGCATCCGCTCGGTGGTGCCAGTTTCATCGTCGAAGGCCGGGGACCGTTGTGCGGAAACTGCCTCCGGGGCCTCGGCAAGAGCAAGTTCAAGGGACTCATATCTCGCGTACGCAGGCTATTCGGAGCGAAGTCGTCATGACGGACAAGTCGGACCCGGTAGCCGATGCGCTGTCGAAGCTCAAGGCGCCGTGGACGCTGCGTCTCGGCTGGAAGCTGAACAAGGGAGGAATCATGACGTGGATGCTGTCGTTCCTCGACAAGTACCTAGGCAAGAACTGGAAGCGCATCGCCTTCGGTGTTGCGTTCTGTCTGGCGCTCGTGTTGAACGGCCTCGTTCATCTCTTTCCAGGCCTCCCGATCGTGAGCCAGGCGCTAACGATCCTGATGACTGTGACGCAGTTTCTTGGCCTTGGCTCCGACGCGCCTGTCACGATAGGCCAGGGTGTCGCGATCGCCATCTCCTCCCTTACCGCCCTCGTCGCAGTGATCCAACCGCTGATGCGCTGGGTGGTGGGCGTCGATGACGCGCCGAAACAGTAGCCCACGGCGGCTGCTCACGCGGCTGTTCCGGCTGGCTCGCTTCCGCTACCAGAGCAGCCGTGTCCAGAAGGCGGTGCGCTACTACGGGGCGCTGCGTCCTGCATCCGTGAAGTGAGCATGGATGCCGATCTCCGAGCAGACATGGGAGCGTGTCCTCAAGGCCGGGCCCCTCGTCGCCGCCGCCCTCGGTGGCATCTGGGCTTGGCTGGGTCGCATCCGCAAGCGCCGCCAGGAGCGGGAAACGGCGCGCGCCCTCGACGCGCAGTCCATCCGCTACCTGCTGGACGCGGTGTTTCATCTACTCTCGGAGCGAGTGCCGAACGACGACTTCGTCCCGAGCGAGACGGTGCTGCGCGATCAGTGGCTGCTGGTAAAGCAGCAGCGTGGACGAGTGGCCAAGGCGGACGGGCTCGACTTTCCGGAACTTCCAGAGCAGGTCCGCGAGTATCTATCGCGCACGATGCGGATCAAGGCGCGTATTGCGAAGGACGGCAAGCTCGAGAGTGCGGAGCAGGACATGTTCACGCCTGGCGACCTGAAGGACGAATGAGCGACGACGTCGGCATCCCGCTGCTGATCGACGGTCGACCGTGTCGGCTGCGCGCGATCGCACTCGAGCTGCGCTCGACGAAGGAAGGCCTGCCAATCTGGTATGCGGACGTGGACGGGGTCGGCAGTAAGGCGCACAGTCTTGAGAACGCCATCCTGTATGCGGCCCGCGGTGCCGACCATGAGGTCCTCGAATGATGCGCAGCGCGGCGCTCATCCTCGGGCTGTCTGGTGTGCTCAGCGATACGACCGAGGAGCTATTGATCACGGTCACGACCGTGCTTAGCGGCATCGCCTTGCTGTTCGCACTCATGAACTGGTATCGCGTGGGCAAGGTGCGGGACCTGATGCTGGCGCGCAGCGAGACGCGACTCGCTCTGCGGCTCGATGGGCTTGAGGAGGCACTGGGCCGCGAGCATACCGACATCAAGAAGCGACTAGCCGAACTCGAGGAGTGGCGTAACGAGGAACGCCGCGAACTGCTAGACACATCCGACCGCCTGGTCCACGCGATGGACATGCTGCGGACGCAGATCCACGCCGAGCGGTCAGCGCTCGTCTCAGAGCTCAAAGTGGAGATCAGGACCGTTCAGGAAGAGTGGATGCGGAGCATCGCCAAGCGAGAGGTTCACAAGGCTTTGACGGAGCGGCTGGGCAAGGAAGGCGTGGAGGGATGACGCACCGGCATATTTCCCGTGCGCAAAAAAACGCGGAGCCGCGGCGTGTCGGCCGTCCCGAGTTCAAGGTGACAGCCGAAGGCCGCCGCACGGTCGAGGCACTGGCCTCCTTTGGCGTGCCCGAGAAGAGTATCGCCATCGTGCTCGGCTGCGACGAGAAGACGCTACGTAAGCACTTCCCGGAAGAACTAGCGACAGCACACATCAAGGCCAACGCGAAAGTCGCGGAAACGCTCTTCAAGAAGGCGACCAACGGTGATACGACCGCGATGATCTTCTGGCTGAAGTGCCGGGCGCATTGGAAGGAGAAGCATGAAGTCGAGCACTCGGGCGAAGTCGCGTTCGGGACGACGCTCGGCATCGAGCGTTTCCAAAGCGAGCTTGCTCGCATTGTTGCCCGAGCAGCAGCGGACCTCGATGTTGAAAAGGCTGACAGCCAATGAGCAGGCCGCCCTCGCCTACGACTGGACGTTCTGGGCTCGTCCGAACCAGCTCGAGCCGGCCGGCGACTGGCGCATCTGGCTCCTGCTCGCTGGCCGCGGTTTCGGCAAGACCCGCACGGGCGCCGAGTGGATACGCCAGCAGATCGAGAAGGATCGCTGTGGGAGGCTTGCCTTGCTAGCCCCGACCGCCGCAGACACGCGCGACGTCATGGTGGAAGGCGAGAGCGGCATCCTCTCCATCTCCCCGAACTGGAACCGTCCCGTCTACGAGCCGTCGAAGCGCCGGCTTACTTGGCCGAACGGGGCGATCGCCATCGTCTACTCTGCAGACGAGCCGGAGCGTCTCCGCGGCCCACAGCACGACGGGGCCTGGGTCGATGAGCTCGGGGCCATGAACTATCCAGACCAGGCGTGGACGCAGCTCACGCTCGGACTACGGCTGGGCAAGAATCCGCGCGCCGTCGTGACGACGACTCCGAAGCCGATCCCGGTCATCAAGTCTTTGGTGAAAGACCCGACGTGCTTCGTCACGCGCGGCACCACCTACGACAACATCATGAACCTGCCGCATGCGTTCGTCCGGCAGATCGTGAGCCGGTATGAGGGAACACGGCTTGGGCGTCAGGAACTCATGGCCGAGATCCTCGAGGACATCGAGGGGGCGCTGTGGAGCCTCCAGGCCATCGAAGCGGGCAGGGTCGCAAAGCCGCCCGAACTCATCAGGATCGTTGTCGCCATCGACCCAGCCGCCACGAACACCGAGGACTCCGACGAAACTGGGATCATCGTCGCGGGCCTCGGGCGAGACAGGCAGGGCTACGTCCTGGCCGACGTGTCGCTCAAGGCGAGTCCGGACGGCTGGGGACGGCGCGCGGCCAAGGCGTTCGACGAGTTCAGCGCAGATCGAGTGGTCTACGAAGCGAACCAGGGCGGGGACATGGTGCGCCATGTCCTGAAGACCGTAGACCACCGGCTCCCACTTCGCGAGGTGCATGCCTCGCGCGGAAAGCGAACGCGCGCCGAGCCGATCGCGGCACTCTACGAGCAGGGACGCATCCATCACGTCGGCATACACCGGAAGCTCGAGGACCAGATGACGGGCTGGCAGCCGGACGACCCGCGCGCGGATTCCCCGGATCGGGTTGACGCGCTCGTCTGGGCCTTGACGGATCTCATGCTCGATCGCACCGCTGCCGTCTCTGCGGCCCCCGCATACTTCGCCGGCAAAGCCGAGCGGGACGATCACGAAGGCGACCCCGACCGCGACCACGAGGGGGCACTCATCGACAGCGGCGGCGGGATGAGCCAATCGACCAAGCGGCGAACCAGGACGATCCCGAGCGGATGGTGACCCCATGAGCTGGCCTAGAGGCGTCTCGCGAAAGGGCTACAAGCCTGGGACGATGGCGAAGGTACTCGCCTCGCGCCCCGAGCCCCAGCCGCTCGAGTCGCAGTACGCCTTTGTGCTCAAGGCCGACGACCGGAAGCGCTTCTCGCCCTACGACGAACTCGGCCGCACCGGACTCAAGCAAGTCGGCGGATTCCTGCAGGAGGAGTTCGTCAACGATCTCCGCGGTCAGAAGGGCGCCCGGATCTACCGCGAGATGGTCGACAACAACGCCGACCTCGGGGCCTTCTTCACACTCGTCAAGCGGCTGCTGCAGCAGGTCAAGTGGCGCTTCGAGCCGTTCTCGAGCGACCCGAAGCACGTCAAGCAGGCCGAATTCTTCGACGGCTGCCTTAAAGATATGGACCACTCCTGGCCCGAGGTGCTGAGCGAGATCCTCACGATGCTCCAGTTCGGCTACGCGCCGATGGAGGTGACGCTAAAGGTACGCCGAGGCTGGTCGCGGGACCCCACCAAGCGCAGCCGCTTCGCCGACGGCCTCATCGGCTGGCGCAAGATCGCGCTGCGGGCGCAGGAATCGATCTTCCGCTGGATCTACGACAAGGACAACCGCGAACTCCTGAGCGTCATCCAGATCCCGCCGCCCGTGTACACCCAGGTCGAGATCCCGATGGACAAGATCCTGAACTTCAGGACCGATGTGGAACGAAATTCGCCTGAGGGACGCTCGGCCCTTCGTTCGGCTTACTACGACTACTATTGGTACAAACGTCTCGTCGCTATCGCGGCCATCGGAGCCGAGCGCGATCTCAACGGCATCCCGGTCATGTCGATTCCGGCCGAGTGCATGCGTCCAGACGCGACCGAGGCGGAGCGGGCCGTCTACACCCGAGCCCGCCAGATCGTCGAGAACCTCCGCGTAGACGAGCAGGCCGGCATCGTCATCCCGAACCAGATCGACCCCGACTCGAAGCTGCCGCTGTTCAAGCTCGAGTTGCTCAGCACGAGCGGCCGCAGGGCCAAAGTCGACCTCGACGCGATGCTCAAGCGGCACCAGACCAACATGCTGCGCGCGGTGATGGCCGACTGGATGATGCTGGGCACCGGGGAGACGGGTTCGTGGGCGCTATCGTCAGACCGAACCGACCAGTTCGGGGTCGTGCTGGGCGGAATCATGGACATCATCTGCGGGCTGATGAACCGGCAGGCGATCCCGGCGCTAGCTCAGCTCAACGGCTGGGACTTGGCCGAACTGCCGACGATGCAGCACGGGGACGTAGAGTCTCAGGACCTAGCCAAGCTCGCGGACTTCATCCAGAAGACCATGGCGGCTGGGGCGCTCACTGCGGACAACGAACTTGAGGACTACCTACGCGAGCAGGCGCATCTGCCGGCGCGGCTCGAGATGGACGAGGACACGGGCATCGAGACGCGCCCGCAGCTACAGCCCGCGAATCAGACGCCCGGCGAGGCACCTCCTGCTGACGACAGCGGGGATGGCGGCGAGCAGCCGAAGGAGCCAGGGCTCGCAGCGGATCAAGTAGGCAAGGCTGGCTTTCAGCCGCGCTCGCGGGCGGGCGTCTTCGCTGCGGGCTCTGCAGGCGAGGCACTGCGGCTCTTGCGCGAGCGCCAGCGAGTCGGCTCAGGCGACAACATCACGCACGGCTTCCGCGTGGCCGACGAGGTGCCCTGGAAGAACGCCCGCGAGATGACCCGCGAAGTCGAGGCCGCGCCCGTGCAACAGATCGAGCTGAAGGGCCTGCTGGCCACGGAGCCGAGCGTCAAGCGGGGGCTAGTGCGTGCCTTCGTCGAGAATCCCCAGCTCGTCCCGCCGGGCCAACGCAACATGGCGGGCACGCTGGAAGACTTGCCAGTGGTCGTGAGCCATGGCGGGAGGCGGTACATCCAGGACGGCCACCATCGGCTCGCGGCCAAGAGGCTCGCGGGACAACAGACGGCGCTCGCCCGCGTCGTCGAGATGCCGCAGTGGATCAGCAAGACGCCGCCGTGGCGAGTCGAGCATCGCGGAGACAAGTGGCTCGTAGTCGGAACCGAAAACGGGAAGACCTACGGGACGCACGACACCGAAGAAGAAGCGCAGGTCAATCTGCGGGCGCTCTACGCAAACGTGCCAGACGCAAAGAAAACACAGGACGCACTAACACAGGAGGAAACGTAAAATGGCGCTGCTAGTCCCGAACCTGGCCGAAGCGCGAATGATCAGCATGATCGTCAACGCCACCACGGCCCAGAACCTCAACCTCGTCCTCGCACTCTACAAGAACAACCTCACCCCCGCGAGCACCGACGTCCTGGCCGACTACACCCCGGCCACGTTCACCAACTACTCGGCCGTGACGCTCACCTCGGGCTCGTGGACCATCACGGCCGCCACGTCCGGCGCGCCGGCTACCGCCACTCAGACTTCGGCCACCACGTTCTCGTGCACGGCCACCACGTCCGAGTCCGTCTACGGCTACTTCATCTATCAGGCGGGCGCTACGGTGATGATGTGGGCGGAGCGGTTCTCGGATGGACCGTACACAATCGCCAATAACGGCGACAAGGTGATTTTGACCGCTTCGATTACTTTGAGCACCACTTGACACTAACGTTCGTCTTAAGCATGATTCACCCGAGAGGTGATTCATGCGAGAGCGCGAACGGCTGTTGACGTCGGAGCAGAAGCGCCAAGTGTTGAAGTGGTACGCGGAGGGACTGACGGTGCTCGAAATGGCCGACAGGCTATCGGTGGAGGGTCGCAGTCAGAGACAACAGCGGAATCTTGTCTACGCCACGTTACGGCGACACCGGCTGCCTGTCATGGGTACGGTGAATCGAGTGCGTAGCGGGCCGCCGCTGCGCTTGGATCACGGGAAGATTTTGGAGTTGTATCGTTCTGGGCTTGGCGCGCCAGCTATCGCCAAGCGCCTTGGATGTGGAACGACGGCAGTTCACAAGGTCGCAGCCAAGGCAGGCATCTTACGCAAGCAAAGAGGCTGGACGACGCAGCACGGCTACATCAAAGTCAAGGTGAACGGAGTCTACGTTCTACAGCATCGACTCGTCATGGCGAAGCACCTCGGACGTCCGCTGGAAACCCATGAGACGGTACATCACATCAACGGTGACGGGATGGACAACCGAATCGAAAACCTGCAACTCCGCACGGGTCGTCACGGCAAGGGCGTAGTGAAGCAATGCCAGGACTGCGGCTCATTCGACATCGTGGCAGTTGCGATCGCGGAGCGAGATGGGCTCGCCTAACCGCTCCGACCGTGCGACGGCTGCGTTCACGGCGCAGATCGAGGCGCATGAGCCGGAGCGTCCACCGGAGCCGTGGACGTGTCCGGAGTGCGCGGCCGTGGTGCCAGTGGGTGCGTTTTTCTGCGATCACGAGGTTGCCGAGGATGGCGGGGCGTTATCGCAGGACATGAGGCCGAGACTGAAAGTGAGGTGACGCGATGGCGGGACAGGTATCGCAGTCGGAGAGTCAGGTGATCTATCGCCGGCTGTCGGCGTGTGCGATCCGGCTACTGGACATCAAGGAGGAGATCGACCGGCTGGGTGCGCTGAACACGACGCTGAATCTCGGGGCGAATCTGGACGCCGAGGGAGGCGGTAATCTGACGGTGGCCCAGGCGGCGACACTGTTCACGGAGCTGCAGAAGTATGCGTCGTGGTTCAACAACTTCACCGTGGCGCAGACGGGGACGTCGGGGTCTACGGATCGGCGGTCGGCGCTAGATCCGTTCATCTTGGCGGGGCCACTGATTTAGGTGGGACGTGGCTAACAAGTTCGTCTGGTCCGGAGCGACGGGCAGCGCGGATGGCTCGTCGTGGGACAACGCCTACACGTCGCTCATGCGGGACTGGGGCGCGGAGGGGAGCTTCACGCCTGCGACGGATTACATCTACGTGCGATCGGTCCACAGCGAAAGCGCCGCAGCGGATAAAATTATTACGGGAGGTGACGGGGAGGGCACCATAGCGAGAGTTCGCGTGATCTGTGTCGTGGGCGATACGACCGG